TAATTTAGAGGAAATTCGTAAAGCAGCTATTAAATTTGGTATTACTAACCCTCAGATGATTATAGCAATGCAGGCAAATGCTCTTAAAGAAACTGGTGGTAGAGTAATAGTTGAAAATGTTAATTATACTAAAAATAGTAGGGCAAGACTTGAAGAAATTTTTGGTAAGAGGATTAGTAGATTATCAGATGCTGAATTAGCACAAATACAAACTTCTCCTCAAGCGTTTGCTAATTACGTTTATGGCACAGCTGGAAACTCTTTGGGAAATACAGAACCGGGAGATGGCTACAAATTTAGAGGAAGAGGATTTATTCAAATTACGGGAAGGGCGAACTATACCGCAGTATCTAAAGCATTATATGGTGATGATAGATTAGTTAAAAATCCAGATTTATTAAATAACCCAACCGCAGCAGCTGAAGCAACTGCATGGTTTGTAAATAGAAGTTTAGGTAGGTTTGCTAAGAATATGAATTTAGACCCAACGAATATAACTCAAGAAAACGCTACCCATTTGGTAACAAGTATTGTTGCAGGAAGTATAATCAATAAAGCTGGAACAGGATTCTTAACAACAACCGCATTACGCAAAGCTAATGCGTATGCGACACAATTAAGTAGTAGAAACACAGACCTTTTAGCTAGTACTACGAAACCACAGTCAGGGGCAACTACTGGAGGGTAAATTGGATATTATTGAATTAATATATTTATATAAACAACAAACAATGTATGGACACGAACAAACTATTTAAAGCAATTCAAATAATCGTTCAGGAGGAAGTAAAAAAAGAAATTTCTCTTATTAAGGAAGAGATTAGAAAAGAGGTATTAGCGGAGGTTAAGAAATCGCAACCTTCTCTAAAATCAACCACATCTAGTCTTAAAAACCTAGTAGAGGAAAGTGCTGACCCGTTCGATTTAGCTAACAAAATCTTAAGCAGAGATAGAGAAGATAAACAATACTCTAGTAATCCTCTGTTAAATCAGGTTTTAAATGAAACTTCTATTAGACCTAATTTCTCAAGAACAGATGGTGATTATGGTACTATAACTCCGGATATGATTGGATATGGTAACCCACAAATGGGTATGCAACCACAATATGCTAATCCATCTGCTCCAATCAGTACCGGAAACGATATATTAGATAAAGCAATCGCAAGAAGTGCTAAGGTTTTGGCGGCAAGTAAAGATAAAAATAGATAATGGCAATCATAACCGGCCCTAAGTTAGTAAAAGACCTACCTGAAAAGGATAGGGTGGCAATAGGAATCACTCTCCCAATCCAAAGAGGGAATGGTGGATTCTTTGCCCAATCTTACCAAACTTCGGAGCAGGTTAAATCTAATATTAAGAATCTCATTTTAACAAGAAAAGGTGAGAGGATTATGCAACCAGATTTTGGCACAACCCTATATGATGCACTTTTTTCACCAAATACAGATGATTTGGAAAGTGAAATCGAATTATCTATAGAGGATGCTGTTGAAAAATGGATGCCGTATGTATCAATTGAAGATATAGTAGTAGACCAATCAAACACAAGTAGAGATACATATTTCTTTACAGTTACACTTAAATTTAGAGTTTCGGGACAACAAAATTTAGAGACAGTAACATTTAATGTAATCCAATAATGGCATTCAAAGTAACAAATAAGAATATAGGCAAAAATAGTAGGGATATATCCTATTTGGGTAAAGATTTCGAAGCATTTAGAAATAATCTAATTGAGTATTCTAAAACTTATTTCCCTAACACCTATAATGATTTTAATGAGACCTCTCCTGGTATGATGTTCATAGAAATGGCATCGTATATAGGAGATGTATTAGGATATTATACGGATGCTTCATTAAAGGAAAGTTTGATACAATATGCAGGAGAAGAGAAAAATGTATTTGCATTAGCTAACCTATTGGGGTATAAACCAAAGTCAACAGCTCCAGCGGTAACTACTATATCAGTTTATCAGTTGTGTAAATCGGATGCAGGAGGACAAGTTGATACTAGATATTTACTTAGAATAAATTCAGGATTAACGGTTAAATCAACTTCAAACGGAGATATAACATTTAGAACGGTTGAAAACTTAGATTTTAATGACCCTACCAACAGAGAGATAAGTGTATATAGTGTAAACGAATTAACAAATAATCCAGATTATTTTTTAATAAAAAAACAAATACAGGCTATATCTGCAACGGAAGCTAGTGCTACAAAAATATTCGGTTCAGCTGAGGCATTTTCTTCTATTATATTAGATGAGACGAATGTAATTTCAATTGAATCCGTAACAGATGAGGATGGTAATAAGTTTTACGAAGTTCCATATTTGGCACAGGAAACCATATATATTGATTATCCTAACGTAGAGCAAAATGACCCCGATTTATATCAATTTAGGGATACTGTTCCATATTTACTTAAATTATTAAAAACAAGTAGAAGATTTACAACTAAAGTAAACGATGATTTTACTACATCAATTCATTTTGGTGGAGGAGATAGTGCTTTATCTGATGAATTAATTATACCTAATATAAAAAATGTAGGTCTTGGATTAAATAGTTCTATAGATAGAATTGGAGAATCATATGACCCAACTAATTTTCTTAAAACAAAAACATATGGTCAGGCTCCAGCTAATACAACTATAACTGTTAATTACTTAATAGGAGGAGGAATTAGTTCAAACGTTTCTCAAGGAGATTTAACTTCTATATCTAGAATTGTATTCGATGATAGTTCGGTTACTACTTCTGATTTAGATGAAACGATATTAACATTTGTTAAGAATTCGGTAGCTGTAGAAAATGAAATACCTGCGAAAGGTGGTAGAGGAGTTGATACTATAGAAGAAATTAGAGAAAGTGCATTGGCTAACTTTGCATCTCAAAATAGAGCAGTAACAGCAAAGGATTATCAAGTTAGAGCGTTAGCAATGCCTTCTAAGTTTGGTTCTATTGCTAAAGTATTTGCAATAGGGGATAATTCATTAAATTCAAACTCACCTGAGAGTATTTTAAATTCAACTGATAATTTGGATGAATTTACGAATATTGTTAAAACCATATCAACTTATGCTATTTCTCAAGGAGGTAATCTACCTTCAACTACTGAAATTAAAGATATTGTAAGAAGTTTTGTTCAAAAGACAACTCAGAATAGTGAATTAGTAAATCCATTTGCAATTAACTTATATACATTGGGGTATGATTCCAATGGAAACCTAACTAATCTTAATAGAGCGGTTAAACAAAATTTAAAGACGTATATAAATGAATATAGAATGTTAACCGATGGTATTAATATAATAGATGGATTTATTATTAATATTGGTGTTAACTTTGAAATAACTACATATAAAAATTTTAATCAAAGGGAGATTGTTTTGACTTGTATTAATGAGTTAAAATCGTTCTTTGATGTAAACAATTGGCAGTTCAACCAACCAATTAATCTATCTGATATAGAATTAACACTTGCTATGGTAGAAGGTGTTGCATCTGTTCAAAGTGTAGAGATAGTTAATAAATGTGGTGGGATATATGCTAGAAATAGTTACGATATAAAAGCGGCAACAAAGAATAAGATTATCTATCCATCGTTAGACCCATCTGTCTTTGAAGTTAAGTTTCTTGATAAAGACATTAAAGGTAAAGCGATATAATGATATACTTTGTAACGGCATCAAAAGATGCATCTGTTTATAGTTTATATGTGAATAAAAACACAGGTTTAGATGAGATATTAACTATATCTAAACATTACTCACGCTTTGCGGAAAGAGATAATGCCAGAACATTTATTAATTTTGATATAGAAAATGTTCCATCGTATGTAACCGCTTCATCGGCTACATTACATTTAAAACTTACTCAACCTGAAGAGTTGGCAGTAAGTTATTCAGTATATGGATATCCGGTAACTGAAAGTTGGGATATGGGAAGAGGAACTTGGCCAGAGAATATTAATACAGATGGTATAAATTGGACTAACCAAAGTGGAGTAGATTACACATTAGAATCAGTTCAATCATTTACATATTTTGATTCTGATTTAAATATGAATATTAAACCAATATACGATTATTGGACAGGTTCGGCTAATTATGGAATTAGATTATCACACACATCATCTGCGGAAAGTTCTTCATTAGATTATGGTGTTCTTAAATATTATTCAAAAGAAACTAATACTATATTCCAACCTCTTCTTAAATTAGGATGGGATGATTCTGAATTTATAACAGGTTCTCTTACTGCTTTAACTGATTCACAAATTATAGTTAGAAGTAAAGAATTGAGAGATAATTATACAGAAGGTAATAAAGTTAAGATAAAAATAATAGGAAGAAGTTTATATCCAACTAAAACTTTTACAAACGCTTTTTCATACGATGATATTAAGTATTTGCCTCAAACTTCATATTATGGAGTTAGAGATGAAATAACAAAAGTTAATATAATAGATTTTTCAAATCACACAAAAATCAGTTGTGATACGAATGGTAATTACATTAATTTAGATACTTCTAATTTTCCTAAAAATAGAGTTTATAGATTGTTATTTAAGATAGTTAGGAATGGTATAAGTGAATTTATTGAAGATGATTTAACCTTTATAGTTAAGTAATGGAATTTGAATTAATTAAAAAATCTTTACAGGATAGTGGTTCTTTTGCTGCTAGGGATAAAAAATCGCCATACTTTGAAACATCTATAAATGATGCTAAAGGTGGGTTTGTATATGCCCCATCTAAAAAAAGAGTATATAATACTGATGAATTAAAAAAAGCAATCGATGTAAATGTTTTTGAATTGATACCTGAAGGTCAGGAAACTGAATTAGATTTGATTCCTAGACCAGTTTATAATGATGTAACTCGTTCATTGGAATTAGCAAATGGAACAATAGCATCACAATCAATTGAAATAGGAAATCTAGAATCACAAGTATCGGAGTTAACATCTATATCGGCATCATTGGATATTCAATTAGATAATGAGAGATTACTTAGAGTGACAGCAGAATCTAACTCAGAGCAACTTAGAAAGCAGTTTGCATTAGTAAATGATACATTACAGACATCGTTACAACGTTCTGTTTTAGAAGGTATAGATAGAACCGCGTTACAGGCTAGAAATGAAGGTCAGGGAGCTACCGTTCAATCTCTTTCAAAACAAGTAGATAGTTTAACTCAACAATTGAATGGTAAAAATGCCAGATTATCGGAGGGAGCTAAAGCCGGCGCTGATATAACTGCTAGAGTAGTGGAAAAATCGGAACCTGGTAAAAAAGATATTGAACTTAAAAATAATATTGATAATTTGGCCGGTAAATGGATAAATGGACCTACTGTTGAATTATTTAATACCACTTTAGAAGACCAAACGGTTACTATTAGTATGAAGAATACTGAAGCTTGGATAAATGGACCATCTATTGTAAATCTTAAACCACAAGAAAAGGTTGAGGTAACACTTCAGTTAGATATTAATAAAATTAGAGGGCTTGAGCCAACACCTAGAAGTTTTTTATTCTTCGGAGGAGGTTCTGCTAAAGAATATACTGGTACAATTGTATTTAAGACAAAAAATGGAGAAGTTTCTTTTTCAGCTAATATGAATAAGACTAGAAAATAATTATGGCACTAAGTAAATTTAAAAATATAGATGATGTATTAAAGAAGGGAACTTCTTTGACTACTGAGCTTAGTTCAACTGAATTTAAGTTAATAGATAAAGGATTTATACCAACTCCATTTGATATAGGTAATAATGATGTATTAGAGTTTTTATTATATGATTCTAGTAATAATGTATTAGAGCAAAAAGATTACGGAAATGTTAGATATATACCATCTTCCGAAATTCAGGATTATATAATAAGAAGTGAAAATATTATAGATAAGGTATATGATGGTGGTGGATTTTTAATAGATGTAAAAAGATTAGTTAAAGAAGCCGGATATAATACTGGAATATTTAGAGTTCAATTTAACTTTGTAAATAACAGAGTGGGCAGTAATATAGAAATGGATAGAATGTGGATACATCAGATTTCTCCATCTAGAAGTGAATTAAGGTTGTTACCATATAATAACTTCAACGAAACCAATCCATATGAAGTTGATATAATGATTGATTTAAATCAGGCTTATAGTAGTTTCGTAAATGGTAAGTTTAGTGGAGATGAAGTTTATTCGGAGATAGATGAAATAATAAATAGATTGACCGTAGCAGATTTACAAACATCTTTTTCAAAATCTAAATCTAAGGATTATATAGATAGAATACAATATGAATTTGGTATCCAAAACTATGACCAATTTTTTACAAAGATTTTAGAATCTATGAAAGAATCGGTTAGACATACTTTGCTACATAAAAATGCAGTAATAGGAGGAAGTGAATTTGGACAACCGCTTGGTGATGAGATAGATTTTACTTATTATAATAAAAATGATATTATCAATCTATTAGGAAAAAAGTTTAGAGAATCATGTGAGTTCCATCTTCCTACCAGAACTTTATTAGAAGAAACTGTAATAGATGCAGCCACTCAACAAAGTATAGATAATCTTAGTAATTTAATTCAAAAATTAGAATCAGATAAAGTTTCGGAAAATGTTAAAGTAGAAAGGGTATCTGTATCAATCCCAACATATGGAGAGGTTAAAGATGCGGTTACTGCTATAATTAAAAAAGAAGTTATTATTCCTGGAGTTGAAGAACCTATAATAATTCAAACACCTGTTATGGATACACCTGCAACAGATGTATCCGATGTTGTAAATGAAAGAGGTGGATTCTTTGGAAGATTGAAAGGAAAAAAGAGAACAGGATTCTTAGGTAGAGATTTAAATCAAAATAAAATATCTAAGTTTTTTGGAGCTAAAAAGGCGGAAGGATTAACGGGAGGCGCATCTCCATTAGGTGGTATAGCAAGTGATTTAGGTACTGAAAGAGGCGGAGTTCCTTCATCAATATCTGGAATACTTAGAAAAAATAGAATTAAATAATTTATAAAATGGCACAAAGAACTATAGAAGAATTAGCTAACGATTTTACCTCCACCGGTGCAAATTCGTTTGATACAACTTCTTTTGCGCAAGGAGGAGGAGGAGGTGGTGGTGGTGGTAACACTTATGTTCCTCCATATTCTATTGACCCATATACTAGCCCATATATACAACCTAGAGTTGTAGTTTTTACTATTAACACATACGCAAGTTTAAGTAGAAATGGTGTATTAGCAAAAGCATTTTTAGATGGTGTAGAGGTTGACGGCCAAACAATTAGTAAAGGAAGAATAACTTTTACTATGAACGAACAAAGGTTATTAAATCCATCTACGTTAACTATAGTTAGTGGAGATTTAAAAGCACAGAAATATTTTTTAATACAATGTAGAAAGGATAATGAAAATGAAGTATCTATTATAGAATATGATAATACCGAAGTATCACCTGTAAATGCCTCACCTGCTATACCTGTTGTAATCGAAACACCTTCCTTTGGTGGAGGTGGAGCAATTGATACACGTGGTGGGCAGTTCGATGGAAGTGGCGGAGGCTCTGGTGGTGGAAGCGCCGGTGGGTTTGGTGGCGGAGGAGGAATGAGAGAAATTAATCCAAACGATTACAGAGGGGCAGGATTTGGGTTAAGTGATGTAACACAACGAGAAAACCTACAATAAAAATATTTATTAACTAATGGCAGAGATAAGGGAAATAAAAGTAGCTTTTAATGATTATAGAGCAGATTTAACACTTGATGTTGGGTTTGAGGGTAATATCCCTATGGATGTCCCATTATTAGCTTTACCTGAAGTTGTAAATATAACGATAAGCAATTCATTATCAGATGGAACTGCTATAGCTTATTATAGAAACGCTGATAATAATGATGCAACACAAGTATTATATTCTAATACTACATTATCAGTATTAAAAAATACAAAGGTATCAATTGGTAGAGCAAATCCAACTTTATATAACATAACTAATATAAAAGTTACTTCTCAAGATGGAACTTTATTAAAAGATACAAGCGCTAATTTATTCGATTTAGAAAATGTTCAGCAACCACAGACTATACAAATCACAAGTCAAAAGTTGCTCACAACAGAAAACTTAGCTAGATTTATAACTGTATTAGATAGTGCTTATAAGTTTAATACTGAAATTGAAAATGAATTTACTATAAATGTTGCAACACAAAACGCAACATATGTAAAATACTATTTTCCAAACCAACCTGGTGCTGATGCAAACGGAGCTAAAGTTGCACCTGTAACTGAAGGTAGTGCTAATATTATACTTTCTAATCCAAATGCGGTTGGGATATATGAATTAGTAATTATTGCAGGTAATGAGATTTTAAAAGATGGTGATGAACAAAGAGCTCGTATAAATGTAATAAAAGAAAAAACATACGGACAACCGGATGTAACTAATATTATATTTGATAGAAATATCACAGAAGCAGATTTACGACCATTAGATTTTGATTTCAACTTTGACATAGATACTGTAAACTCAGAAGGGGTAGATGTATTTTTAGGAGATAATTTTATTTTTAACACTCCTATAGTAAATGGAGAAGCTAAAATTAAATTACCTGCTAAAAGTTTATATAATTCTTATAAAACTTTTTTTAATGAAAGTGATAGTAATTATGAAATCACTTTCAGTCTTCAACCATATTTCAATGGTATAGGAGGAAAGATAGTTGGAAAGAAAGAGAGTTTTACCGTATTCGTTGATAGAGCAAAATACTTAGTATCAAGTGGAGAAATATTAGATGTATTTACTGGAGTTTTCTCACAATTATTCTCTGGAAACGATACTAAGGCAAATTTCGAAGATAAGATTATTTTCGAAGATGATAAGCACTTATATTATCAAATAAAAACGGATAATGATTCTTCGTTTGTAATAACAAATACTGCGGTAGATGATGTTACATTTTCGTTGGAGAATGGAAAAATAGTTCCATCTAGATTTGAGGTAGACCCTGAGAATGGTAGTACTAAAAAGGTACGAAACCAAAGTACATATAATTCATTGGTGGTTAAATTATTAGAACCAATTGACGAAACAGTAGTTGAAAATCAGTTAGTATGGATAAGTAAGCAAATCATACCTTCAATTGTAGAAACAATCATTATAAATGATACTGATACGAATGAATGTATTGCGTTAAAACCAAATTTTACCGTAGACGTAGTTGATGAAACAGGATTTGAATTTTTTAATCAAATAGTATCAAGTGGTTCTGTAACATCTACCGATATAGTAAATCAGTATTTATCAAAATCACAATTTAGTTTAGAAGACCTTAATATAGATTACACAAGTGGTAGTAATGTAACATCTTCGTATTTTGTGGTGTTTGATAACTTTGTTAATTTCTCAAGCGCTAAAACTAGAATAGAGAATTTTCAATATAAAATAGAAACGATAGAAAACTGGGAAACTAAACTAACCAGTACATTATACTCATCATCAGTTTTATCAACATCTTCAATTTCATTATTAACAAGTGCATCTTATAATGATAAGATAAAGGCTATTACAAATGGATTTGATGGGTTTGAAAAGAAGATGTATTTTGATTATGGAATTAGTTCATCTAATGCTCAATTTTTCGAAATACAAACTGATTACGGAGATGTATATGATAGAAACAATAAGAACTATTTAGTAAAACATTTACCTCAATTTATTCAAGAAGATACTTCGAGTAATGAATTTTTAATCTTTATGGAAATGATTGGACAACACTTTGATGTTATCTGGTCATACATAAATGGTATAAATAGAATAAGAAAAATATCAAATAAATCAACTGATGGTATATCAGACAAGTTGGTTTATACTTTATTGGAATCATTTGGATGGGACCCGAAACAGCCATTTAGTGGTCATCAATTATGGAAACAGGCATTTGGATTAAACGAAGATGGTAGTACTAATTCAAATTCAAATGTTTTAGGAAATGATGTTGGGTCTTCATTTACTCCTGAGCAAGCAAGAAATCAAGTTTGGAGAAGAATACTAAATAACTTACCATATCTTTTAAAACACAAAGGTACTAAGAAAGCTATTAATGCAATTATGGCTTGTTATGGTGTACCATCTTCATTATTAACAATAGTTGAATTTGGAGGACCATCTGTAACGGGTTCTCAGAGTACTAAATATACATATGAGGATAGAACTGCTGCACTTAACATTTCTAGAGATGAATATCTTACAGTTGATTGGAAAGAAGGAACATCATTTAATGACCCGGATGCAATTGAACTAAGGTTTAAAACATCTGTATTACCATTTGTATCACAATCTACTACACTTTATCACACACAAAGTTTAGTAAACATTGGTGGAAATGGTAGTGGTATATGGAATGTTAAATTAGTTCCTTCGGGTTCTACCATATATGGTGATATAATATTCCAAATGAGTGCTAGTAGTAATGTTTACATCAGTCCTGGTGTAGTTACTTCTGGTTCTGAATTGGTATCAATGAGTATTCAAAATGTTCCTATATTTGATAATGTTTACAAACAATTCGCAATTCAAAGAGAAGTTGTCAGTAGAGATGAGTA